GCAGGAACTTGAGCAACGTTAGGCTTGCTATGAGTACAACGCCCAGTGACTGCACCGTTAGTATTAACCCCACCGTAAATCCGTCCATTCCGTTCCAACTTAAGCCAAGCATTATCGCCCTCCGCTAATTGTGATATTCGTTTACTTATTAAGAAGTGTTCTTTTAATTCTTTACAATGAGGGAGGTCCAGTTTAGATAGGACTGTCTCATCTATTTTAGGTTTACCATTAGGTGTAAAATCTTTAGGAATCCATCCAAATGTCTTAAGGTTTCTTGCTATATGATCTCTTGAGTTAGGATTAAATTCTATCTTCTTAATCTTAGTAAGAGGAGCACCAGCTGTATAGCCTCTCTTTAGGTTATCCTTCTTTGGAGTAAGCTCTCCATCTGAAACAAACCAACTACCAAATGCTTTCCTTAGTCCTCCACCAAGTTCATCCTGACGTTTAAGTAGTTTAACATATAACTCCTGTCCTTTCTTAATGTCAAAGCTAAACCCATACTCAACTTGACGCTGTATTACTGTAGCAAACTGGTGCTCCAGTTGGATAGCTTCTGGGCTATATTCTTGTAACTCAAAGTGGTACTTAAGTTCAGAGGTAACTAACACATCCTGCATACAGTACTCACCCATATCTTCAGTAAAATGAGACCACACATCATCTCCAGCAAGTTCAGATTTCTCTACACCTAAGCGTTTACCCCAAGCTTTAAGACTGTGGCTTCCCCAGAGTTTAGTCTCAATAGATTTCTGTTTAGCATCTACCTCCCTAAGACTAGTATGGCAGAGCCTAGACATTACCAAGGTGTCTATGATCTCAGTGTTTTTACTTGGAGTCCACCCTAGTAACTTCTTAAGAACAGGCAAATCATACCCTATGATATTATGTCCTGTTAAAGACTTAGCTCTAGACATTAACTCTAGTGCATCTTCAATACATTCATAAGGTTCTTCATTAGCAAAAATCTGAGCAGCTAAAGCTCCTACTACTGTCATCCCTATGCAATGTATCTTAGTAACATCAGGTAGTAACCCATCTGTTTCAATATCTACTATGAGTTCTAGTTCCATTATACCTCCTCTTCATTAAAGATCCTTTTCTTAGGCAAAACTATATTCTCCAATTTAGAAACTCTCCTGTCCAGTTGATCTATCCTTACCCATAATGCTACTTCCACATTCTTGGAGTCTTCCTGTGGTACTGTCGTAGAAGAGACTCCCTGCAAGTCCCGTAGATGAGCCTTTATATCTTGCCTTAAGTACTCTAACATTGGTTTCACCGTCAGATTGCTGGTCCCGTTCAAGTCCAATGACAAAATCGCTGAGTTGAGCAATACTTCCTGACCCTCTAAGATCTGATAAAGTGACTTGTTTACCATCTTCGTGTCCCTTTCCCTGTTGAGGTCTCTTTAAATGAGAGACAATAAACATACCTATGTTAAGTTCTTCTGCTAGACTACGTAATGTAGTCATTATGTTATCTATTAATCTTCTTTCATCTCCACCTTCAATACCTGATACCATGATAGAGAGGTGGTCCAATACAATCCAGCCTACGTTACAATGTCTTACAAGATAACGTATCCTAGTAGAAAGTATATCAACGTCCACGCTGCCCCAATGATCATAAAGATATAACCTATTATCAGAAAAGACGGCTTCCCAAACTTCTCGTTTAAATTTTTCATCTAAATTCTTCTCCAAGTGTAACATCTTATTAGCATGAATGCTCATAAAATCTATAGCAGCTGACCTAACGCTCTCCTCAAGAGCGATGTAACCAATAGTTTCGCCCTTGCTGAGGAAATAGGACGCAATCTCTTTGACTGTCGTACTCTTTCCTGCACCAGTTCCAGCGCAAAACGTAACAATCTCACCCCTTCTGGCCCCAAGTGTTTTTTCATTTAGCTGACTCCACGGATAAAGGTGGTCACTCTCGTTCATATCACAGTTAACTAAATCCCACGTATCTTCCCCTGCTATGATACCGTCTGGTCTAAATACTCTAGCTCTCCAGATAGCATCTACTATAGCTGACTTCCCTTCCTCCATAAGTACTAAATTAGCATCCTTTTTAGCTAGTTTAGCAATCTTACATTTACCTACAGGAAAAAACTCAGCAACCTCAGTAGCTGCTTTCTGACCTTGAGGGTCCATGTCAAACATAAGGATAATCTCCTCAAATCCTAGAAGCCACTCAAGGTCTTTAGCAATAGCTTTCTTAGCACTACTTACACCGTTAGGTATTGATACAACAGGATATTTACAATTCTGAGACTCTGCAACGCTGAGAGCGTCTATCTCTCCTTCTGTTATTACTATCTTCTTACCAGTGGACCATAGGTGTTTACCCCAGAGTCCACTACAATCACCTAATGTTCTAAAGTCTTTATTTTTTAAACGTATCTTCTGTCCAACTACTAATCCTCCTTGATAGAAGGAAGCAATTTGACACTTTGCTCCTTGGTATTCTCCTTTGCTATAGGAGTATTTTTTACAGGTTTCTTCGCTAATACTTCTGGCTGGTAATGACTCCACAGTTCCCATAATACTGGAGTACACATTAGAATTATTATTAACCACGCTAATATTATTAGTACCTGTAGTCCCATGTTCATAATGGGTACAATCAAAGCTGAAACAGAATGCATGTCCATCATCATACCTTGCTAAGTTATCAGTAGATCCACAAGAAGGACAAGGCTCATGCCCTATGCATATTGATGAGCCATTCATCTGGGATTCGTTTTGTTGCGTATTTAAAGCCATGTTTGTCACACCATTCTCCATATGTTGTCTTACTCCCTTTATTTAGTTTTTGCTTAGGGTTACTAAAGACAAACCGAATATCTAAATCGGGATGTTGTGATTTGATTAACAAATGCTTTGATCTATCTGCCCCTACGAACCTTCCCTTAGTCTCTATATAGAGTTTACCATTTTTACCTTCTAGTACAAAGTCTGGGGTGTAGGTTCTATTTTTAGGGATAAAGGGTATTCGCTCAGGTTCAAACTCCCATTTTACTTTGGCAGTATTGAGTTGACATCCAATGTCACTTTCTAATCCTGAACGATACCCCTCAGATATCCCTCTACGATAAGAAGATTTAAAACTCTTCGTCATCTAAATCTCCCTCTACTGCTACAGCTACTTCTTCTACAGCTTCTACTACTTCTTCTTTAGGCTTATCAACACAGTCATCGCCCCAATCAAGCTTACTATCTGCAGCTATATATTCAATAAGACCATCCTTTGCCAAGCGTACCTTCTTAACCCTCAGAGATACACCACCACCTAGAGCACTATATGCAAAAGGCTCATAAGCTACCTTCATCTTACTACCACCAGCAATCAGAGCAGTCAAGCGGTTTCCATCTTCATCCAAGAGTACAGGAGATTGAGAAAAAGGCTCACTTTTCTTAGGTTTAACTAAAGCTTTCAACTTAAACTTAACCAAGTAATTACCTGTCTTTTCGCCCTGATCATCTAGCTCTGCCTTGATAGGGTTATTCTTACCACCGTTCATCAATGGTTTTACTACTGCATTAATAGGTGCAGTATTTTCCTTACTAAGCTGTAAGGTTACTGAGTATACACCATCAGCATCAAACCTAGTGTCAGGCTTATTCAACCAAGGGTATACAGCTGTTCCTGTAGGTGTAATATACATTTTGTTAGCCATCTTATAACTCTCCTTTTATAAATTTTTCTGCTCCCCCGAATTCGGGTATTTTCAATCTGGTACATTCACTACGCATGTTATCTGCTGACTCCATTAAATCTGTTACTGTCCTTCTACCATGAAACTTATTATTGTACATACAATTAAACACAGCTGATACTATAGCATACTTTTCAGCTTTACTAAAACTTTCTAACACTTCTACCATTTTAATCATACCTTGTGCTACTTTAGTTACATCTGCATTTGTTGAAAAACTTGCCACTCTTAATACCTCCTATTAACTAAAGAAAAACTCACTATCTAATACTTCAGTAATATCTAAAGTCCCAAATTTAGGTAAATCTGGTAACTCTAACTTCTGTTCTTTTTTAAAAGTTTCTAAAACATTAGTCCCTCCATAAAGATCTACAAAAGTTTCTCTTAAAATTATTCCTAACTGCTCTATATCACAAGCATGAGTACCAAAGCTATCATGTACTACTGAGAAATCTTCTATACCATACTTATCCTTAGCTTTTATAATGGTCATCATTAAATGACAGGCATCTAAACTATGGACAAAATTAGGAGCTATGCCATTAGCCTGTCTAGACTTGTTCATACGCTGGTCTGCATGTAGGACTCCAGCATATAGAGAAGCCATTCTTCCATTTATAACTGTCTTAATTTGTTTTACTACTGACTTAATATATTTCTGTTTAACTACAAAGCCTGTAGGTAGAGTCCAGTATATAGGACGGTCCTCTTTACTCATCACTCTAGAAACATCCTGAAGCCACTTCATACCTAAACGAGAAGATATAACAACATCACCAATAGCTCCATAAATATGTATAGCAAGGTACTTACAATGAGGCCATAACTCAGCAGTAGTATCAAGGCCATCAAATTGTATTCCTTTATCCAGCTGTTTTTTAAGTTCTTGATGTATCTGCTCACGCATTCCATATAGAGTAGCTCCGTAAGGTGTGGTCATTACTGGACGTTTGACTAGTGCTCTGTTAAGGCACTTACTCCAAAATAAAAACTCAGGATTGTTATCAGTATTAATACGAGAAATAACGTGCTTTCTAACGATTTCATAAATATCCTGTGGTTGGTCATACGGTACTAAGTTAGTTGCTCTTCCTCCTACTTCATCTTTAAGCATAGCTGAGAAATGTTGTAGTCCGTTACAAGAACCGTCTACAGTAATAGGAAGATGGGATTTATAACGGATGTTTCCATTACAGCATGTGTACTCAATGCAGGACCGTAGAAACTGCCAAGGTTTATCAGCTTCCATCCACATGCGTGAACCTAATGGATCAATACCACATGACATAATTTCATCCTCATGGTTATCAGTCCACTCTACACGCTCTTCTAAAGATACCTTATCTTCTCCCCAACAATTAGCTATGTGTACTTTAAGCCATGCTATACCTGAGCTTCCAAGTGGTTTAGCTTTACTAAACTCTAGTAAGCCTCTTGCAGAGTCCTCTCCTTGTGGGTTAAGGAATGCAGTATTAGCATATAGTCTACCTCTGAAGTCCAGAGTATGAGGAAAATAAAAAACTTTCTCATCTTTAAATTTTTTAGCCATCCACATAAGCTGACTAAATTGGATACGCTTAGTTTTCATTCTTTGATTATCAGAGTACATCAAGGTAGCTTCACGTTTCCAAGCTATGATCTCTTCCTTAGTGCCTTCCTTGGGATATGGTCTAGGCATTGTGCGTTCCCCGAACTCAGGAATAATGCTACAGCTTGCTTCTGAGTTAAACAAGGATTGCATAACCTCAAATATCTTACCATTGACTCTCCAAGCAGTCTCTTGAACAGTGTTGACGGCATGATACACCTCCTTTAAGTTAGAGTTTTCTAACTGCTGCATGTAAGCGTCATCATTGGATTTCACTAAGTTCATATTGGTATACTGATAGTATCCTCCAGTGTAAACTGAGGTCCACTTTCTAGGACTAATAATACAAGGTAACTTAACAGGACTAAGTAGTTCACAAACAGAATTTTTACCTTCTATCCATTTAAGAGATGCCTCTGTAGCCTCTAACCAATATATTGTTTTACACTTTTGGATTACTTTAGTCTGTTTGCGTATCTCAAATATACCTGTGGCATT